GATTGTCAACAGGCAATCTTCATAAAATCTGTTTAACGTAGTTATAACAGATTTTTTTCAATCTCCATGAAATAACCGCCTTCTGTTGGAACTTATTTGCGTTCCAGCCGAAGGCGGTTTTTTTATTGGAAAAAGGATCAAATTTTAAAAGATTTTTTAGTAATATTTTTTAACTAAAACAACTATATATCGTGTTTTTTCTCTCTTTTTTATGCTATAGTATAAATATAAGGGGAAGATAGAAATGGAATATATAATACTTATAGCTGAATTTTTTATGTGCTTTCTTTTGATCCGGTCTATTATCGAATTCTATAAATCGAAAATAAAGCCAAGAACCGTCACCCAATACTGTAAATTTATAGCCCGGAAGGATGAATATGACAGAGACGGCGGTTATAGAGTGGTGATAAATCTCCACATGGGATTTAAAATTCTTTTACTGGCAGCGCTGATTATTTTCGGTATGAATTTCCCATGGGTCCAGGCATGGGCCGGAAATCGAACAATAAACACACTGGAATTCCATTCTTTATGGGCAGAAAATCGTTCATTCCTTTATTACGCAAAGTTTGATCTATACGACAAAAGTTTTACTGTTCCTGTCAAAGTAGAGACTCAGGATAAAAATTCGTATATAACGACTTTATATTTGAGTGACGAAAAACTAGAAATTGAGGGCGACGGAACTTTGAATGAGCAAGGTGAGGGAAGGATCTTCATCTGGGAAGATACATATGATGTGACGTTGCTGTCGTATTTAGACAAATATCAGGATGTGAAATCCGATTCTCCGGTTGCCCTTTCCTGGATTGAATTTTGTGTGTCTATTATGTGGATATTGGCTTTGGGATGGTGTTTGGTCCTGTTTTTAACTCACACTTTGCTCCGGGAATAAAATCGCTTATACTGCGGCTTGGAGGAAATCGAATGGTCTTAATACTGATAATCGTCTCAGCTCTGATGTGCGGGCTCTGCGTAGGAAATCTGATTTGGCGAAAGAAAAACCAAAAAGAAACAAATGTATATGCCTGGCTGGGAACTGTTCTGTTTTCTCTTGTTTTTGTTGTAGAAATAAACGCATACCCATCGGCACAGCCCACCGCAGAGGAGCTCCGCTGGCTTTCGTTCGTCATTCTGCTGATAGGCATCAGCGGCGTTACAGTGTTGCTCTGGGTTTGGAAAAAGAAGAAGGAAGTAGTATTTCCTGTTTCCTTCGGGATCTCTCTGGTGGCCCTTGTGTCCTGTTTCTTAATCGCTATCACGATCACGCCTATGGAGATTTTCGGGACTTTTCAGACTTCCTTTTTCGCTGACTTGTCCGGGGCGGGGAGAGCGGAACCAGCCGTGCAGACATCTTCCCAGAATCAAGAAAATCCAAAGCCTGCTTCTTCGTCCGGGAAATTGCCTGTCAACGCTTCTGTGGAATCCAGTGCCCCGAATGAGGTATCCTCTAAAGCCTCCAGTTATTCTCAAAGAAAAAAAGTTTGGGTGACAGACAACGGTGCGTGTTACCATAGCTCTTCTTCCTGCAGCAATATGAAAAGGGCCTATCAAATCTTGTTGTGGGATGCTTTAGATGAAGGGTATCGTCCCTGTTCAAGATGTTATGGATAGATCATAGGAGGGTAAGGGGATGCAGTTCGTTTTTTTGGTGATTGGCGTTTTTGTGCTTTGGTTTCTGGGCCTGTTCGGAGGTTCTCAGATCGTTGGGAGCATTCAGTACAGGAAGGAACGTTCCCCGGGAATGACAGCTACAACCATCCTAATTTGGTCGGTGCTTCTGTGTGTGGCGGGTTTAGCCGTCTATTTTTGGTTCTTTGAGGATCGCATTGTTTTATGGATTGCTTTGGGATTTGGATGCGTTTTGTCTATAAGGAGTCAGAAACGATGAGGCCTGCGTATAATAAGATTCCAATTCGAATGATATACTTTCATCCGCCTTCTGTTTGAGTATTTCTATTTACTCAGCCAGGAGGCGAATTATTTTTTCTTATTTCATCTTCTCTCCCCGCTTCCTTCTGCTTGTCCTTCTTCCAGGTCCGCGGTATAATAAGGATAAAAAGGGGAAGCTGCTATGGAAAAAATTAGTAAAACGATCCCTGCGGAAAGTCGTTTGTTGGTATACATACGGGAGTCAAAATACAGATTTATATTTTTGAAATAAGGCTACCGCAATCCCTCTGGCTTTAGACAATGGGTAGTTCACTAGAATGATTGACGAATATTTCAATATGCAGGTGATTGTATGAACGAAAAGCAATTTGAATTTTTACTATACCAATCAGCGGAAGAAGATGTTTCAGTCAACGCGTTGATTAAAGACGATACGATATGGCTAACCCAGAAAGCTATGGCTGAGTTGTTTGATTGCAGTGCAGATAATATTTCCTTACATTTAAAAAACATTTTTGCAGACGGGGAATTGGATAAAGATTCAGTTACCGAGAAAATCTCGGCAACTGCCTCTGATGGAAAAAACTATCGCACTCAGTTTTATAATCTGGATGCTATCATCTCAGTAGGGTATCGGGTAAATTCCCGGCGGGCTACACACTTCCGTATCTGGGCAAGCGGGTAGGATTGAAATGTAAATCGTTAACCATATTGGTGAAGCCACCAATATGGTTAACACAGAAACATATGCATAATAGAAAAATCTCAAATTGTTTCTTAATTAGTATAATAAATATAACTTTTATGTTATATTATATACATAAGGACGTGAACTAATGGGTATACTAAAACAGTTACCAGAATTCCAAAATATATTTGAGTATCCTGGATTCTCTAAAGAGTTTAATTCTCTATTTGGAAAATCAGTACCTATAAGGTATCAGCAATGGTTATACAGAAGATTGAGCGCTCTTGATATAGAGGGAAATAACGCAGTCGATGGTATACAAATCGAAAAGATGAAAGGCAAAGAAGGAAATGCCGGATTGTACAGTATACGCTATAGCAGAAGCAAAGAAAACCCTAGAGTTATATATGCATACTTAATGGATAATGTTCGCGTCGTATTACTAACTGCGTTCTTAGAAAAGGATAGCAGTGATTATCGAATTGCATCAGCGAGAGCTCTACACCGTTTAGACCTAATAAAGGGGGATATAGAAAATGGTTGATTACAGAAAAGCCAAATTAGAAAGTTATTTTAGTAAATTACCGCAAGCAGAAGAAACTCTTTTCCCTGATCTGAATGATTGCGATAAACAGAAAAATAAAAAGATGGTTGAGATCGGCTTGACTATAAAACGTGAAAGAGAAAGAAGGAATATGACGCAAAAAGAATTTGCAGAATTTCTTCATGTAAAGCAGACACAAATATCAAAGTGGGAAAGTGGAGACTGTAATTTTACTATGAGCACCTTGTATATCATATGCGATAAATTAGGCCTTGATCTAAAGATTAGTATTGAGCCAAAAGGCAAAGTTATGCCTATAATAAAAAAATGGAAATGTTCAGTCTATACAAATTACAAATTTGCGGAGGGTGCATGAAATGAAAATTAGCCAGGAGATTCAATCTGATTTTCAAATGATTGGTAATTTTATAAAAAAAATGAATGTATCTAACGTTTTTTTGGAATTACCACCGATGGATCAACTTAACTATTCTTTAGAGGCTGAATATGACAATGTGAGCATCGAACCACAAAAAAACGGAGGATTTATTGGTTCTATCGATCTTTGGGTCAAAGTTATTGCCAAAAAGAAGGGTGGTAAAGAAAAGATCTCTCTTTTACTCATTTTGAACGGAGGTTTTTTTGATAGTCGTGTAAAAAAAGAGGAAGATTTTGAAAAGTTTTTGACTATCAATGGAGCCGCTTCTTTATACAGCATAGCCAGAGGTATAATCATAGGTTTGTCTTCTGCTTCTATGAATGGCGGCCAAATAATACTACCGATGATAAATTTCTTTAAGATGAAAGAAAAGAAAGCAGAAAACAAACAAAAATAACCGCCCTCCGGTATTGGCGTACCAGAGGGCGGGGGTATAGAGCAGTACAGGGGTATGGCAATTTGACGAAGAGGAGGGGGATTTTATGCCTAAAAAGCGTAAGGATGGGAGATATCAAAGAAAGATCACGCTGTCTGACGGCCGGCATAAAATCGTATACGGCCGTACACTGGCAGAGCTCAATGCTGCTGCCGATGCCGTGAGGGACGAAGACCGGCAAGGGATCCGAGTAGGGGACAGCACCCCTGTGGGTGAATGGGCTAAAATCTGGCTGGAAAAATATAAAGCCAATCTGCGGCCGAACACAAAAGCCATGTACCGCAATGCGTATAATACCCATATATTGGGAAAAATTGGGGCTATGCCTCTTCGGGATGTAAAGCCGATCCATATTCGGGAAATCATGTCGGATATATCAGAACAGTCCGAGAGTTTGCAGCGCAAAGTGTTGATTACTCTCCGGCAGTTGTTTTCCACGGCCCGTCTCAATGGGTTAATTTTCAAAGAACCTACCGATGGGATAAAAATAACCCCTCATGCAAAACCAGAAAAACCTAAAAATCTGGATAAGGAACAGGTTCAAAGCCTTCTGGAACATTGTACAGATCCGAAAGCAAAGAGTTTCGTGGGGCTGTGTCTATACTGCGGACTCCGCCGGGAAGAAGCACTCGGACTGCAGTGGGGAGATATAGATGCAGACAGTCTGACTATACATCGGGCGGTCGCTTTTTCTGGAAATCAGTCGGATCCGTCTCAGGAACTGAAAACAAAAGCGGCGCATAGAACCATTCCGATTCCTGCGCCACTGAAGGAAATATTGAGCAAAACTCCCAGAAGGGGATTGTATGTGATCGGGAAAGCGGACGGCGGCCCTATGACCCAAATAGCCTTCCGCCGAATGTGGGAAAAAGCGGTCCGTGGTATAGACTTTCATGTACATCCGCACATGCTCCGCCATACATATGCTACAAGCCTTTATCACGCGGGCATTGATTTGCGGACCGCCCAGTATCTTTTGGGTCACTCCTCCATTCAGATGACGGCGGAAATTTATACTCATCTGGACAGACAGGACGGAAGGAACGCCGCTGGGAAGATAGAACAATTTTTTTCCAGTGAAAAAATCGGCTGACTACACCTGACTACCTTTTGACTACCACGGTATATATTTCTATGCTCCTGAATTTTTAAAAAATTCAGGGAAAAAGCTGTTTTTCAGTCAGATAGAAGGGTATAAACATACTCAAAATCTGACTTTTATTCAAGGTGTCCGGGGTTCGAATCCCCGATGGTTCACCAGAAAAAACCGCATGAGATAGCCGTTTTTGGCTGGATCGTGCGGTTTTTGTTTTTTCCAAAAAGCAGTTCTGACTACTTTTTGACTACTTTTTATTTTCTTCTATCTGTTCCATTTTCCGTATAAGGTACAAAATTTGCTGTGTCAGTTCCGTGATTTCGTCATCATGGGAATAAACAAGCCTGGTTAGAGTCTCATTGTCGAGAGGGATAAAATTCTGCTCCACGGTTTTGCCTCCTTTCTGTTCTTCGGATTTCCCCCTCTGGAAAGTCTTGCCACCATGAGAATACAGCACAATGTTTATTCATACAACAGATCGTGAAAGATAACCACAAAAAAGCCCCGCCCGGAGATATTCCGGGCGGGGTTCATGTTCGTTTATGATTTCTTTGGCTCCCGATAGGAAAGGGCCTGTGCGGAATCCGCCACGCCTGCGGTGGTGGGATCGTTGACTACCCCCAGAATGGCCAGCAAAGCAAACACAGCGTTTACAACCGCCAGAAGCTGGTTTCCCAGATCTCCGAAATCCAGTGTATAGCCGAATACCGCCGCTGTCACCTGTATAAGCAGCAGTACAGCCGGAATCACCGTCAGCCAGAAGGTTTTGTTTTTGATGCGTACTTTCCAATTCATATGCTTTCTCCTTTCACATGACGCCTGCAAAAAGCAAGCCGATCACCATTCCCGCCGCCCCGGTGATAATGGCCGTGACGATGCTTTCCCACCGGTGACGGGGCGCATCTTCCAGATCTTTCAGTCTCTCGTTCTGCGTTTTCAAAGTCTCGCCCTGGGCTTCCAGTTGGGCGCACATGACAGCTATGCTTTCCCCCTGATGGTGAATCGCTTCCGCCAGGGCTTCCAGTCCGTCCAGCCGGTGGCTGTTGCTCCTGGCCCGCTGCTCCACAGCGGTCACACGCTGTACAATCTCCGTCAGTTCCATAGGCACCGCCTTATACTTTCCGGAGATTCCGCACGGAAACAGCGGCCGTGACCGTGTTTCCCACGCCGATGACCGCCCGGTCTCCGGAAACCTGAATCACGTCGTAGGTATCGCAGTAGACCTTGAATGTGCCGCCTCCATAGACTTCATTTTTCAGAACCTTCACCCGGTCGCCTTTTTGAATGCTTCCGGAGCTGTTGGAACCAGAGGAACCCGCGGTCCCCCCGGACACTTTTTCCAGGTTCTTTGCCTGGACGGCGGCCGTCACCGTGCCGTTCACGCCGATCACAATCCGGTCTCCGCTGGCCTGGATTACTTCGTATGTATCGTGGTACGTCTGGAAGGTTCCCCCGCCGTAGATTTCCGCTTTCTTTACCTTGACCCGATCCCCGGGCTGAAATCCGGAGGAGTCCGGTTCCGTTTCCGCTTCCCCGCTGTCTTCATACTCCGCCCAGCACAAATTCAGATCCACGTTTCCGGTGACTCCGGCCACGGTTCCCGTGCTGGAAGTCTGCTGCAGGGCGCAGGGAACATCCGGATCGCCGGAGTAGTCCGCCAGCCAGAGATCATAGGGGAGGCGGGCCTTGTCGATCCGGTTCTGAATGTAATCCCGGTTGGTATAGTAGCCCGCCTGGTAGCCGTATCCTTTCATAGCTTCACAGAAGGCCCGGATGATGTCCGTGCGGCTCTGACGGGTGTAGACGGTTCCCTGGTTGAAGGTTTCCGACTCATACTCAAAGTCGAAAAAAACCGGAAGGGTGAGGCGCTCCTTCCAGGGCTTCAGGATGGAATGGCATACTTCCGCCTCCAGAAGTGCGTCCGAAGGATTGGCCGCATAACTGAACCAATAGACGCCCACGGGAATCCCCGCCCCCAGCGCCCCCTTCATATTGGCCTGAAAGCATTCGTCCTCCTGAGAGGCGTATTTTCCGAACCCCGCCCGGATTATGGCAAACCGGATGGAGTCCGCTGCGGCTTTGTTCCAGTCGATGCTTCCCTGATGATGGGAAACGTCCATTCCTTTTGTGTTTTTCAGCATGGAGATTCTTCCTTTCTGTTTTGTATCCTGTCGGTTTGCTTATTCACTGTCTGCGGCTATATAGGTGATGGTTCCGGACAGCTCAAAATAGCTGCTGGTTGTGGATGTAATATATTTCAGTGCGGTTTGTCCGGCGGCGTCCCGTATGACAATTTCAGGGGTATCTCCCCAGCTCATAACAGCCGTATGTGCGGTTGTAGCACTGGACCCTTCCACCAGTTTGGAACAGGACCCCAGTGTTACAGGCAGGTATCCCATGTTTGTATTGTAGGCGGGAACAGGAATGCCTCCCACACCGGCATACCCATTTCCGATGTTTGTAACCGCTCCCCGGATACGGAATGTAAGCATGACTAGATCCCCGATCCGATAATATACGCCGTTTTGGTAGATATAGGATACAGTGGGGGCCGTGCTTCCCGCATACGCGATAAGCGTGGGGGTCCAGGTTCCCTGTGCAATGGGGAGCCCTATATCCGCCGGTGTGGGCATGGGAACGATTTTGCCATTGGCGCCCAGCGTGGCGACTCCTCCGGCGGCTCCTTTTTCTGAAGAGGGGATGGCCCCGGTCTCTTCTGCTGTGGGAGTCCACGTATTCGGTCTGGCCCCTACGTCGGAGGCCGTGGGCATCTGAGAAAGTTTTCCCACCGATGTAAGAGTAGCCAGTCCTCCTGGCTGACCCTTGGAAGTTTCCAGAGTTTTTTCCCGCGCATGAAGTCCTTCAAGATATGTTTGGGTATTTGTCCATTCAGATTCGTCACTTGGCGCTGAAGAAGGAATATCTTGCGCCTGAAGGGTTACATCGCCTGTTTTAGAGTTAACGCTGTTGACGCTTCCCACATCTCCCTTATCGCCGCGGGGGATTGTGAACCGTAAAAGCAGATCTGTAGTAGTGCCAATATTTTCTACCAACGCATTTGTGCCGGGGGCTCCGGTTACGGTGTCGGCTATAGCTAAAGACACGCTGGCATCTATCCCGCTGTCTGTATATGTACCCGTATCTTCGTTCCAGATCCACCAGGTTTCCCCCTGAATATAAGGAGGCTTAGTGGCCACATTCTGAGCCTCCTGTGCTTTTGCTTCAGCAGTCTGTGCGCTTTCTGCTGCGTTTTGGGCATATGTCCCGGCCTTTTCTGCTTCCTCCTGGGCCGCTGCTTTAGCGTACTCTGCAAGGAGCTCTCCGGTTACACGCCGGGCCTCTCCTAATTGTTCCGTAACCAACAAAGACTCAGAATCAAGTTCCGTAGCTTCCGGCAAGCTGCCTATTGTTTTATCCGCCATCTTTTTCCTCCTTGATACCGTCAATTTTTTGTTCCAATTCCTGTACGGCCTTCCATAGAAGTGTAATCATTCCATATAGATCCACCGCTTTTCTTTCGCCATCGGAGCGGATGCACGCAGGCGCTTCATCATACATGATTCCGATGCGCCTCTTTTCATCTTCCTTTAGGACATACTCATATGCTTTTGCCTTTTTGACCATATCCAAAGCAGATGTTCGGATGGCTTTTATATTTTTCTTTTTTGCACGGTCTGATGTAACAAGGGTTCCGTTCGTATACAGATCTCCAAAACGGGCGGATCCATCGTTCTCTATGGAGGCCCTTGCATAGTTCCCTGTTACAAATTGGATTTTCCCATTTTTTGCATATAGATCTGTACCGGTAGAATTAGCCAACAATACAGTTTTCCCGTTATAATTCAGATTAAGAGCATCGTCCCATTCACCAAGAACAATCTCATCGTTGAAGCGGATGGTTGTAGATGTATCGTCGGCAATTAGGATTGCTTCGGACCCATTGCGCTTACCCCTCGAAATCTCAACCGTTCCTTCTCCGGTTGTACTGTTCCCAGCCATACGGATGGAGTTATTTCCTCCGGGGTTTGTGGATATAGCCTGTGAGCGAATTACCAGATTCCCTCCTGAGAACACGTCTACGTCATTGGATAAGGTATAACCTCCCCGTTCCCGACTAATCGCTAGTGTAATGTCACCTCCGCCGTCCGAAGTAGTATAGACTCTCATGCCTTCATAAGACTCTCCTCCGGAATATGTTCCAATACCGATTTTGGCGGAAGTTGTGCTCCCATCTTCCACACCCCGCAGTATGGAAGCAGAAAGTTCGCCTTTCCCACCATTCGCATCCAGGTCGAAATACACATTTCCAAGCTGGGATTCTATCCGTCCGGTTTTGATTAAGTTGGCCCACAGTTGCCCCGTGAGAATCATGCTGGCATTGATTTTTCCGTCCATGGTAAGAGCTACATTGGGAGTGCTGTTGATCCCATCGGAGTAATGCCCGATACCGCCAAGAGTCGCCCTCCAGATGTTTTTCGCGGTCTCCATGCTGTCCGTATCCATGAGAGCCCATCCATTGGGTTTCCCGTCCTCTGGGTTCATGGTGACAATATAGTGACCGCCTAACTGCCCGGTGATTAGCTTTCCCGATTCCTCCATGGATTCATCTATCTCATCCTTGAGAGCCTTATTATTTTTCTCCGCCCATTGTTTTACGGATTCAATTTTCCGGTTGATTTCCTGCGTGCCGGGACCTACAACTGGATATTCGTCCTGCAATTCCGATTCTCCCGGAGCGGAAATAGAAGGATAGCCATTTCCGCTATCGTCTATCTTAGAGAGGACGGAGTAAATTCCGGATACAGTGACTCCATCTCCAAGTTCTGCGGCAGGGTCTATATTTACGGATTCGGCGCTGTATGTTTGATACTGATAGCCGTTTACCCTTTCCAGAATAGCGTCTGCCATATCCTGGGTTGCAAAGGGACATTCCGCCTGTAGTTCTATGCCGGAATCATTTCCCGCAGTTACACTGGTGTCGTCGTCTATGACCAGTGTAACTTTAGAAATTCCATGGAATTGCCCGTTATTGCTGAAACTTGTAAGATCCTGGCCAATGTATTGTTTATCCCACAAGGATTCTGTCGCCTCCAAACGTTATAGCATCGCCGCGTTCCTCTATCAGATAATTGGTTTCCTCCGGCATAGAAATCAGCGGCACCAACAGCAGTTTTCCTTCGTCGGAGATGATCCAGTTCCCGCCATGTGCTGCCCCAATCCATTGCAGAATCTGTCGGAAGGTACAGGTATCTCCAGGGGATTCTATGGTGTAAGACGGATCCAAACTTGTTCTGGGATCTATTTCTACACCCATCAATCCCGCCAGCAATTCTACTGTATCCTCCATAGTCATGGGAAAAACAAGGCCGGAATCCGGTTTCCATACCGTTTCTGCTTTTCTCATAGAATCAAATGCTTCTATGTTCCAAAGCCCGTCTTCCATAGAGCGGCGGCTTGTGAAAAAAATCCCTTTGGGGATCCATTCGCTGGTTTGATTTCCGTTTACCAGCCGCACATACCGTTTTATGACCGCTCCGAAAGGAATATTTTCCGCATAAAGGGAAAGGGAAAGTTTTGCGGTAGTCGCATTTCCTATGCTGAATTCAGCATAGAGACTGTTTTCCACACTGTGGGATACCTCAGACTCCGGTCCGTACCATGTGCCGCTAATATCAAAGGCATATTCCCTCGACGTGTTTTCCATTCTCCACAGTGTTTTCCAAAGTTCGCTTGTTTCCTGCGCCATAGCCGTTACACCTCGATCAGATTAAAAGAAGCTCCGTTCCACTCTCCGTCTCCCTGTGATGCGTCCTGCAAAGTACAAGAGAAAGAAGAACAATAAAAGGTCCGTGTCTGTTTCCCGTGGAGGTCAAGATAGGTGGCTGTAAAAGTGGGGATACTTAAATCCGTATCCAGTTGGGCCAACTGAGCACGATTCATGTGCATGAGGGAATAGGAAAGTTTACGTTTATCCGTTACTTTGCTCCTCCGCATTTTTCCATCTTTTGTGCGTCCTGTATTTTCACCATCCAAGTCTTCACGGCTCCATCCGTAGCCTGCCCGTTCTATGTATGGGGAATAATCGTGTCCATTGATGATTAGAATGTCCATAAAAGATTAAGCTCCTCTTAATACAGCAAAACGGATTTCCCTGCTGCAATCGTCATATCATTGATCCCGTCCTTTGCGGTTTGGGCCAGTACCTTTTTATCTACATACAGTTTTTTCCCTGCTTTTGTAGCTTCCAAGATAGCCTGTAATAGCAGAACAATTTCGCTTCCTCCGGATTCTTCCCGGATCAACTGCCGCAGAAGTCCCTCTGGGGCTTCAATATTGTTTCCTCGTCTCTGGTCGCCCAATACCGCCAGAAATTCCTGATTCGGAGGTATGACTGCGCCTTGGGCGAGGTAGGGAATATGCCCAATGGTCCCAATATTAAAACCGATGTGCATTCCGCCCAGCCAGTCGGGAAGGTCGAAAGAAATGCTGTTGATGCCGCCGATAATCCAGTTGATGGCATCAATTACGCCGTTAATGAGACCAATAATGGCATTGATTGGTGCTTTTACAATAGCCACAAGCCCATCCCAGATCCCTTTGAAGATACTTACAATTCCATTCCAAGCTCTCTGCCAGTCTCCGGAGAATACGCCGGCTATCAAGTCAATAATACCGCCGAAAATCTCCCCGAAAGCACCGAAAATATCCGAAAGGAATCCGTGGGTAAATCCATCCAGCCAATTCCATACAGAGACGACTGCATTCTTAATTTGTTCCAATATTTCCTTTACTTTGTCTACAATGGCGTTCCAATTTACAGCTGCCACTGTGACAAGACCAATAGCTCCCAGAACCATAAGGGCGATTCCTAGTGGAATAGCTACACCGGAAAGACAAAGAATTGCTCCAAGGGCTAGCAATGCTCCGCTGACCAACGTTGTGATCTCGCCGATTGGCCCTTGTAAGGCTGTGACAATAGAATCCCAATTTGCTGCTGCGGCTGTTACAAGCCCAATGGCTCCCATGGCCAGAAGAGCAATTCCTAAAGGAATAGCCACACCGGAAAAGCAAAAGACAGCTCCAAGTGCTAGAAGTGCTCCACTAACAATCGCAACAATTTCGCCAATTGGACCTTGTAAAGCCTCTTGTATAGCCTGCCAGTTGGTACTGATCGCATCCCAAATCGCCAGGGCTCCAAGAATCATAAGCCCGATTCCCAGCAGGATATGAGCACCGGAGAATGTCAAGATTGCGCCCAGAGCCAGAAGAGCCGCACCAACGAATAGTTCTACAATTCCAGTCAAAGAATCGTTAATAGGGCCTGTAAAATCAGGCGCCGTTCCTCCTGCAGAACTTCCGCCCGCAGAAGCGGGACCGCTGGAAGAATCACTGGAAAGCTGATTGATTTCATCAAATCCTGCCAGAGACTTTTCTGCTTTTTTTGCCGCACCGGATACATCTTCAATAGCGTTCGTCTCGTTATACAGGTTTTCCGCTGCTTCCGCCGACTGCTCTGCCGTGGATCCGAAAAGGGAAGAGACGATCTGCGCTGCTACGGATACGATACGAGTCAGGACGTTTACCAGCGTTGTAAAAGCTGGAATTAAGACGTTTACCAGAGGCTGTGCCAATGTAAGCAGGGAACCCCGGAGCCGGGCCATGGCGGAGGACGCTTCATCGTTGGTCTGGATAACTTTTCCCATCCATTCCCGGAATTTTGCTAACCCTTGAGATACTACTGTAAATACAAGAGCGCTAGTGACAACACCTTTCAATCGTGTTGCAAATCCCTCTGCGCTCTTTTTCGCCCGTTCCATGGCGGTTCCCATTTTAGAAGCTGAATCACCTGCCGAGTTGTTTGCCGGGGTTGCTTTTGCCATCTGTTTTTGCAGTCCGCCAGCTTGAGACTTGGCTTCCTCCAATTTCAGATTTGTTTCCATAATCTGATTATCATAAACTTTCAGCTTTTGATTGGCTTTTTCCCATTCTTTTTGAATGGCTTCCACTCGAACCTGCTGTTCTTTTAGATTTCTTTCTGTTTCCTCTCTGTTGGAAGAGGCCTCAATGTAATCTTCGGGAGAAGATCCGGGCTTCATGGCTTCATTGATAAAATATTGTTCATCCTGCAGATAGGCTAGATTCTTTTTTGCTTCTTCCAACCTTGCATTTACCTCTTTTAAATTTTCCTCTAAGGGGAGTCTGCCGGAGGTTTTAGACCGGAGCTGATTTTCCAAGGATTGGATTTCCTTGTTCAATTTATTTAGTTCTTTCTGCGCCTCTTTACTGTCAATTTCTGTGCTAATTACGATAGAACCGTCTTGGGCCATGAAATCACCTCTTTTATATAGTGACATTTATTGACTTAAAAAGCAGAATATTGTATATTAAATTATCAAGGAGGGATTATTTATGAAAAAGAAAACCATACTGATAATAATTGCTGTTATTATTGTTGTCGGCATAATTGGCGCCGCAGTTGGCGGAAACTCTTCAAACCCATCTGAAACACAGGAAAATTCATCCGTTTCGGATTCATCCCAAAGCAAGGATAACGGAGGAAAGCTGGGGGAAGAGACGTCTCCTTCGGTCAACGGGGAGCAGACTGCCGACGATGAAACAAACATCGGTCTTGACGGCACCCTTCACGCAGAAGATTTTGACATTTCTATAAAAGACATAAAGTGGACGGATGCTCTGGAAACTTCTGTTGGAACGTTCACCCCGGATGAGGAAGGAAAGAAACTGCTGTGCATCATCTTCTCTGCCAAAAACACAACGGATACCACACAAAATGTTGCGAATGCAAACTTTAATGCCTATATAGACGGAAAAAAAATTTTGCCTAAAGTGGTTACAGGTTACATTGATGAGGCAGTGGTTCTGGTTGGCGCTGTTTCCTCTGGGATGGAAATGGTTGGATATTCCGTTTGGGAACTTCCGGAAAATTGGGAAGAATTTCAAACTTCTTACATAAGCGGACTTGGTATCGAAAGTAAGCAGCATTTTGTGTTCCATCGAGAAGACATCCAATAACCGAAATATTTATATTGATCCGCCTATTTGGAGGATGCTTCATAGTATAAGATGCATCCATGGAAACAATCGAAGAAAGCAACGTAATTACAATTCAACCGAATTCGTAACAAAAGAGCCCTTATGGGGCTCTTTTTATTTTCCCGTCCACTGTTTCAAAAGATCCTCTTCGGCCTCGGTATATTGGACTTTAATGTCCACTAAATCCCGATTTCTGCGGTAAAACTCCTGTTCAGACGGATCCAGTTTTTTCCCTCTAGCTTTCTTGCTGCGAATCCCCACAATCTGGGCAAACAGGCAGTCTCCAATCTCCATATAAGCAGATAGAAAAGTCCACCAGTGAAGTCCACCTGTGTTGGTGGCAGGATCATATTGAATAGCTCGGATCTCATATCCCAGTACTCGGTTAATAGGGGACACAATATAGGGAAAATCCTGTTCCCATGACACTAAGCGGGGCTTTTTTTTGGAAGATTCCTCATATTTTCCGCCGTTTAAAAACCAGAAACATTCCCGGATTGCTGCTTCGTAATCCTCAATGGCATCAAAATCCACATAAAACATTTGGAGCACAGCAAGAGCACGTTCTTGGTCAGTGAGTTGTGCATCGTTTATCGCTTCAAAAATTTCCAGAATCACACGGAAATCATAACGGATGTCAAATTTTTTTCCATCCATTTCAATACTTTTCGGAAGCTCGTAACTCATGCTGTACTCCTTTTCTTATTTCTTCTGGTATTTTTGATATTTGGCCGTGTATTTGGCAATCCTGGGATTTGCGGCTTTCTGTTCCCTAGCGAAAGCCGTGTCCACTTCGTCCATAATGGCCAGCATGAGATTGCACCATACAGGGAGACCATTTGCGATGGCATATACGTTCATATCTCCAAATAAGGCATCACTGACGGGAACGCCGAATACCGTATCCAGGATTCCTCGCATTTCTGCATCCCGTTCCCGGGCAAAGTCAAAGATTTCCTTTTTGTCCTGCATTTTTTCCATGGACGCTTTATATCCTTCTTGTTTCTTATCCAATTCCTCAAAGGATTTATAGAGACGCTCTACGAATGAACTGTCCGTCGGGTTAAAGGATACTTCGCATTTTCCGTTCAGGGAATAGGCAACAAGGCCGGAATCAAAGTTTAATTCTTTCACAGTTTATTCCTCTCCATCCGCTTTGAATGTTACGGTTCCGCCGGATATAGAAGCTGTTCCTGTTGTACGTACACCTCCATAGGTAACGTCAATGGGCATCCCGATATTGCCTCCGCCTTCTCCGCCGAGTCCGGAAGGCTTTACAGCACAGGAAGAATAACGTTCCGCAAAGACGGCAGTGTCGGCGGTTCCCGCGTAGAGATGCACAATCAGCATGTCCTGATTGGCGAGAGCCTGGGCATTTTGCTCTTTTACAGCCAGATTCCAGATTCTTTCCTGTGCCGCGTCGCCTGCGTCCAGTTCGCAGGGGTCAAAAGTCTGCGTGATGGTGGGTTTTTTCAGGGTGGTATAGGTCTGTCCCAGAATGTCCTGCTTGGTCTCTTCGCCCCAGTCCATTTCCTCGGAACTGTCCTCCACACGTTTCCCGATGGGACTCCATTCCGGAGAAGCTTCTTCTCCTGTGTTCAGATATGCAATCAGCATTTCGCGGGCAACCGTCTCGCCCGCATTGGTGTTAAATGTAATATCCGGCATTTCTTTCATCCTTTCATACATTTACTTCATAGGTTAGTTTCATCAGAATTTGATAGTCCTCGTATCCATCCTCGTAGGCCGCAAATTTAGAAGACTGGGTTGTGGGTTCTACTTTTCGGGCCTGAATGTTTTCTCCTAAATTCGGCTTTTGCGTCCTGGCCCAATCCCCGAACCGGTTCAGAAGTTCGTCGGCTTGGAGTCTTTTATCGTTGCTGTTTCCCGGCTTTATGCGGTATATAATTTTGAACTGGTATTCGCCTTCATACCCGCCTAGAATATACCGCTTGGTAATATAAGTCCCCTGAATGGTGGATAAAGCCATTCCTGTTTCATCCGTACTGGAAGCATCCGCCTTCAAAAACTCATACTGAATGATGGATACAGGTTTATCCGGGAATGTATTGGCCCATATCAGCATAGAACGGGAAAGTGCATCCACTTCCTTTGCCGCTGCCAGCATACGGGGTTTCTCTTTTTTCTCAGAACTCATTTTCCACCGCCTTTTTTGCCACACGGATCCATTTGTCCAGATTTTCGGTTTTGCTGGCCTCAAACCAATGGCTCTGTGCCTGTGCGTGCATTGCTTTGTTGAAGACTAAATTTTTGTCGGTGAGTACTTTTGTGGTTCCTTTCGATGCATAGCTGCTGCCAGTTGCAGGGTCTACCATTAACTTTCCATAATACAAATAGCGCGCATATGGGCCTGGGTAAACGATCGTACTACCTACCCCTGGGCCGAAATCGGATTTACTAAAACCTTCAATTCTGGTTCGCATATCTAGGCTTCCAGTCGCTGCTGGAACATATGGGGATGTATCTTTTCGTATTTGCACCGCTACAATATGTTCCGCTTTTGTACACGCTTCGGCCAGTTTATCTTTGATAGACTCTAAGCCCTCAGTATGGACACTGAACTTAAGCATCAGGCGCCACCCACTTCCCAGTGACGCATATCCCCGCCAAAGTCCTTGAAGTCCACCTTTGTGACGTTATAGACGTCATCATAAGCGGCATCCATTTTCTGTGCAGACCAGTCCGGATGCACTGCATATCCTTTCACAAAAAAAGTATTCTGACCGGCTGAGAGCGTCCATAGATTGGTTTTATCTTCTGCATTCCAATATTCTACTGGACCGATATAGGTTTTTTCAGCACCTGTTACACCGTCTGTTGCAGATACGCCTGTCGGGATATACAGGGTAACGGAATCCGCCCCTTCCAGGCCGCTTTTGGTGACATTCTGCCCCTTGACTGCATCCAGAAGGACTCCTTTTAAGATGGTAATGTGATTGATGGTGGTTTCCTCAAACGTGGCAGGATTTTCTTCTGTCACTACGTTATAAAGTGTCACAGTATGGGGGAACAAGACCGCACCCCCTTCCTCGGTATAGAAGTCCAGTTCCGGCTAAATACAAATTCGCTATTGCTGCAAGTTCAGACTGGGCGGAGGAGGCGGAGGCTTCCGCTTGGGATGCGCTTTCTCCGCCGCTCCGGTAAGTCTTGGACCAATTGCCCACACTTTGACTTTGGAGCTCTCCGCTGTCGTGCGAAAGGGAAGAGGACAATGATTTTTGGGCGAGAGCCCGTGCCATATCAATAATCTGGTATTGTTCCGCTACCGCACAGCAAGCCATTTTCAATGCATCCAAATCGGCATTGAGGGCAGCCTTCCCCTGCGTGTAGTAATCCAGAAAGGAACTTGCACGCAGGGACAGGCGGGGAAAATCTGCCTCTTTGATGGTTGTCCCCAGATATGTGGTTGTGTAATATTCATAGTCTGTGTATACCATCATGCCGCCCTCCTATTAAGACGATTTTGTGACAGTTACGGTATAAATCATCTGAGCATTTCCGTTTTTGACTGTAATGGTAAGGGTGTTCGCTCCATCCGTCCAAGTAGCTGCTGTACCGTTCTCTACGGGCGTTTCCCCATTGAGGATAGTCACTTCTGCGCTCTCATCCTCCGGGGTGGCAGTCACCGTATTCGTCGCATTGGTCGTGTTGGCCGTATAGACCGTCACATCTGGATCAAACGTGGGGTCAAGGGTAAGCGCGCCAATCGTCAGCCCCGAGAGGCGCGCACTCATCCCCCCGCCGGAGCATAGACAGCAAAAGGGAAAGCTTTGGTATTGCCCACATTGTAAGCATTGATAGAATTCGGAATTTCCCATCCCAGCCGCATAACAGCTCGGAGTGCTACCATGTCATTCTGCATCAGGTTGTACAGGATGTTTCCGGTAGTTGGATCCTGTACCACGCCGCTGTCAAAGATCTTGAACGTCATATCCTGCCGGATCGCATAGACTAATTGACTCCAATCTCCCACAATGGCGAGGGACTCTTCCGGATCATAAGCACCGTTTACAGGGAAATACATAGACATACCATCTAGCGCATACCGGGTGTCGCCCTGCATATCAGTCTTAAAAATGGGCTGGCCGTTCTTGTCCACCAACCCCCGCAGTTTAGCGCGCATCTGAACCGCTGCCATCACACCGTTGGGAATATAGCCGGATTCTTCCACCTTAGCAATCACTCCGCCCTCTCCCATGAGATCCTTGAAAATGTCGGTGGTAGCAGTTACAACAGCGCTTGCAGTAGTCGCAGAGGGGACAAGGCCTTCTCTCCAGGAGGTAGGTTTGTCCGTACCGTACAGAATAGCGCTGTCAATCACCTTGCCGAAAGCTTCTGTCAGACGGGGACGAACTTCTCCCCAAATGTCATAGTCGCTGTCGTCCAGCACTGCCTCCGGGATGGGAACGATAACGGCGATTTCTTCCGCATAGATCTTCTTTTTATCCCAGGCCATATTTGTACTCTTCTTGAGGGAAGCTTTCGAATCAGCCGCTCCGCTTGTCGCCTCTCCGTTTACAAAGTAGGCGGTAGGCAGAGCATCCAGCACGTTCAGAGTTTGTGTCTTGCTGGTCATATTGGGGAGACGGCGGGCCATCCGCAGAACAGCGGACTCAGCCACAGCTCCCTGGATAATTTCACGAGTAACAGGTTCCGGAATCAACCCGGAAAGTTTGCTTCTGTCAATAATATCAACTGCCATTTATAAACTCCTTTCATTTCAGTGCGCCCCGAATCAGGGCATTCATAGCATCGTTGACGCCGGTTTTCAGGCTTCCGCCTCCCACAGGGGCAGTCCAGTCAAAGGTCGTTTTCTTTCGGTCAGCGGTCAGTGCATCCACGGCCTGCTCAAATGTGGTCTTGTCGTCCACCATTTTCCCGGCTTTGAAGGCGATAAACTCCGCCTCTTCACCGCCTAACCCTTTTCGGGCCAGGTACAGATCCCGCTTTAGCTGCTCCCGTTCTGCCTCTGCGGCTGTTAGCTTTCCGGCCAGTGTATCCCGCTCTCCGGTCAGCTTATCCCAGCGTTCCTTTTCTTCTTTTTGCCCGTCTTTCCATGTGCGGTAAGCATTCAGTTCTTCTTCGCCGGGCATTCCCTTCATGGCTTTTGCAAGCCGTTTGCCAATCATGGCATCCACTTCTTCCTGCGTGAAGGTTTTCACAGGAGTAGACTCCGGCTCTGGGGCCGGGGCAGGGGACTGGTTGTAAATAGGTTCGCTCATGTTTTACCTCCGTTTATTGTCAGGGCCGTCGCCCTGCGGTTTTACGCCTCTCGGCAAAATAAAAAGAGCCATCAACTACCGTTTTCACGGTAATCAATGGCTCTTGGCTCACAGGCTCTTGGCTCCTAAATATTTACTTCTATATCATGTTTACACGCTTTGCATCGAAATGGCATATGTCGCACTTTGGTATCTGGCCGGACAGGAAATAGAGTTTTTCCACAATAAGGACAACAGTACCATGTTTTCCCTTTAATTATTTTTATCATGTGCGGTTCTCCACGACATACCATTTGCACTTCTCGCAGACTTCATTTGCCTTCTCTACATCGAACGGCTCCATAGCAAGTTCCATGTCCATCTCATCTTCCCGGATTTCCTGAACTTCATAGCACTCTCCATACAAGATTGTCCTCCCAAACAGAGGACAAATACATTTATCATTATGATTTTTTGCCATTTTATTTCCCCTCCAAATAGTCGCGGTACTTTTTTCTCAATTTTTCCGGAACCGCTGTGACGATATTCCCATCCATGTTCAAGACAACATAGCCATTATCAGCCAAAAACTTCAACGTGTTCCGATCCGTCTGGTACAAAACCAATCTGCTATTATTTATGATACTTTGCGATGCTTCAATCGTCAACGGGGATCTATCCGGTTTTATGGCCAGGTTTTTTACGAAGTGATCTGTTACGCCGCTAATTTGCGGCGGATCAAGCTGCACCCGATATTGTCGATCCGAGAACTTGCCTTCAATTTTTATCTCTCCATGATACGCTTCCAGTCCAGTGAATCTTTTTATACTTGTTATCTCTACCGGATATTGGGTCTGCGTCCTCTCCCTTTGCAACGGCAGCCCGGCTGCTTTGCTGAACGCCTTATATTCTGCGTTTAGCCGACGGATACGGACCGTTACCGCCTGGGCGTCCTCTTCCAGCCCTGCGGCCTTGTATGCGGTCTGTTCACGTTTTAGCTTTCGGATGGTACGCTCAATCTGACGTTGCTTCTGTGTGGATTCATACGCGGTGTAGTGCTTTCCTTCAAAGTCTGCATCGTGGCCATCGTCTATGTGCGCTAACTGTTCATCGGTGTATGTCCGTTCGGAAACACCTTCCACAAACGGATAGAAGTGATGTCGGCAGTTCCACCCGCCTAATCCGGGGCCGGTTCCATATCCTGTTGTTTCCACAAAATCGGGGTAGTGCAGACGAGAGGTTTTCTTTTTCTTACCCCAGCGATATACTTTTCCCTGCCAGCTTTTGTGATTTTCCGGCCCGGTTCCTGTATCCCGTGCTCCAATATGTGCGGATACTTCTACAAGGTCTGTTCCCAAATACTCTACGGATTGTTCCGCATATCTTTGGCATGTCTGGTTTACACCAGTCATAGCGGCCCGCCTGACGGCCACATCCACCTGATCCACATGCCCACTTTCATATTCCACGGTTTTCAGCCCGCTGTCCGCCAGCTGTTTTACGGCCCATTTGATGGCCTGATTATAACTTACAGCTCCGCTTTGTATCTGCATTTCTGCACAGTCCAACGCCCATTGATAGGCTTTGGCTGGCGGAAGCATTGTGCGCCCATTGTCTACTAAAAATCCCATAGAAGCCGTCAAATTACGGAACGTATTCAGTGTTTGTCTGCGTATTGCATCTATGTCGGCGGCATCCGCCAGCGTTTCAGGAGCAGTTACACCTGCAAGGTTGATTGCATCTGTATAGTACTTCTGATTTCTCTCCACTACGTCATCCAGGAGCCTCCGCAGATCCTCCCGGCTAATATGGACGGTACTCTGTATAGCCTGCTCGATTTCTTCCAGGCTGATTCCATGGGACCGCAGAGCCCGGATGCTCTGCACTGTAACTTCATTCAATTCTCCGGTTTGCTTTAATCGAGAGCATATTTCATCCAGCAGAGTTTCCTCTAAACCACGGTATAGCTCCGCCAATTCTTCCGGGAGAGAATCGAGCACAGAGGGGGAGAAAGGGTATTTCACATTATATTCACCGCCTTTTTGAAAATAAAAATGCCGCAAGATACATTTCTGTACCTTACGGCATGGCAAGCGCCCGCACTCGCATCGGGACTTCCTCAAACAAGGTGTGCTGCTCTTACACTACTTCTTGCTATATCGATTGTACCATATTCTTTTGACGCGCTCAACCATATTCTTTTCTTCGGTTGTCAGGTTTGCAAAACCTTTCGCACTATCGTTTTCACTATGTTCGTATCCGTGGTGAGTATGCGGCGAAATGCCTCTATGTGGTCTATCAAGATCTATCTGCTTAATTCGTTTGTTCATTGCGTCATAATATGAAATGAATTTAGGCGTATCGCTGTCATTAACTGTTACATACACACGCCCACGTGTCATAGTTTCCATTGGGGCAGTCGCTAGTTTGCTGCCGTTATAGCGCACAAATTTGATATTTCCGGCTTGGTAAACCGTCCTGTATTCGCTCCCATACGGCTTTCCTTTTGCGCTGATGCCGCTGCTCGCGCCTCTTCCGCCCGTTTCCGCTCCCGCCTTTCCTTGATTCTGTCCTGATGCGGCTTTACCCGTATGACGTTCCAGTCGCATTCCTCCGGGACATAACCGTAAAAGATCACCCATGTCGGCTCCAGCCGCTTCATCATTTCCTCATAGCCCAAGAGAAACAGCCGTTTGCTTTCCTTATCCCGCTGCGTCCCCACACTGGAAACTGCAACAATCCCGCTGACCGGCTCCCCGTCAAAGCACCAGTCATAGCTGCTTTCATCGCTCCATGAAATCGTCGGATATACTGTGATGCCGTGCAGTTGCCAATATGCGGCTAGCCAGTGTTTGCGATAATGACTGTATATCTGCATAGCTACTGGCATATCCGTGTAAAGCGAAAAATCCGGGGAACATACTGCCTGAAACTTTGACAGCAGCGGAATATAGCGGTCTGGATGATTCCAATAGCGTACAAACTGGTAATCGTCCACAAAGCAATGCACAATCTCGCCTGCCGGATTGTTCGCTGTGTTGGCATAGTTCATGGGGATAAATTCACCCTGCGGGTACGCTTTGACCGGCTCAATCTGCGGGATGCCATAGCGTCCAACGCCGGGAAATATGAATTTATCAAGATTTTCAAAATTCAACATCATTTTTTATTCTATGTTTACCTTTATAAACAAATTCTAAGTTTTTACCTGTCCAATCTACATTTTCAGCTTTTGCAGTTGCTTCGATTACCTTAACCCCTGGTTTTGGTGTTCCAAATGCTGTTTTTGTCCAGTTTTCTGCCTGCGCTCTTGACAAGAAAATCCAATCTCCAGTATTTATGCTATCACCAACAGTTGCTCTATATATTTTTATCCTATCAGTTTTGCTTGAAATTCTTTCAATTTGTTGTAATGCTTCACTTACTAAAGGGCTTTCTATTGCGAGGCTATTTACTTTTTGAAGATTTTGTTTCATTTGTAAAGCATTTATCCCATTACTTGTAGCTTTACCAGAGCCATAGTTTCTCCCTTGATAGCTTAAATCAAGGCCAGACGCGCCTCTACCTCCCATTACTCAATTTCCTCCTCTTGTTCGTCCGTCATGCCTTCCATCTTCGGCAGCATCATTTTGGCCGTGTCCTCGTCCTCGTTGTACCACTTTGCCCGGTATTCCCAATCATTCATAATGCCAGCCGCCAGATCCTGGCGGTCATTGTTTCGCTCTGTGGTTTTATCTTCGATGATACTGTCATCAAAGTTGATTGTAACCTGTGCATTTTCATTCAGTCCCAAGTTCATAGACGCATTCCCAAGCCGCAGAATAATATGGCATAATTCTGCGATTGCCTGTTCTAGAATGATTTCATGCTTTTTGATGGTGCGGAACATTGTACTGTTTTCACTGATAACCTGAGTAGCTGTGGCAATATTTCCACCGTTAAAACGGTAATAGGTTTCTCCGAACCCGCATTTGCTTGACAGGAGATTCAGTTGAGTCTGGATTCCCTGCGTATGTTCTGCTGTCCGCAGCGTCATATCAATCGGAGTAATGACTGCACCGTTTTCTCCTAGATCTTCCGGCAGAACATAGAAAACAAGATCGTCGCTGTCGAATACGGGTTCGCCGTCCATATAATTTGTAGCGGCTGGCTTAACCATAATACGTTTCTTTCCAAGGATGAACTCGTTTACATAACTGTCAAAGGCAACATCCACGCCCTTTAAATTATCAATAGCATTGGCATAAATAGAAATGCCAAGGGGGACAGAATAATCCAAATTATTAGCAATGTTTGGCCGGTCAATGACAAACTGCCTATACTGAGAACCAGTATGTACTACGGGCGGAATCCTTTGAAAATCCGGAACAGAGGACAGCTCAATTTCCGCCTCTATATTTCCGTTTTTATACTCATACAGTCTGTTTTCAATATCATATAAGCCGTCCACTCTGTGGTGGATCTGCAAATAGCAATAATTTTGTCCATTAGAGGTGAGAATGCTGTCAAACGCGCATTCCGTGATACGTCCATTCTGCCACGCTAGGGGCCAGATATGTTCTACTGTTACATAGTCAATGGCAATTTCGGATGCGCTTCCAGGGACGGGACCCTTTTCCGTGGCCTTCATTCCTACTACGCGGGGAATAAAAGCTACTGTCCCAAGAGCAAATGCCATTTCCTGCATCTCATTCGACTTGATACGGAAATTATTTTCCCATAGAACCTTGTTGATGAATTCCTGCTCTTTTTTTCCCTCCAGCGTAATTTCCACGCGCTCATTCATCAGAAGGTTCGCCCAGTCCTCCGGAATTTTCTTTCCCATATTGAGGGTGTATCGCTTACACCGTACAACGCCAGATCCATTGCGGACTTTATAACGATGGAATCCCTTCACATCTCCTTCATGCCAGCTTTTCCATTCTTGCACTTTATTGTAAAAACTTTCATTTACGGTAGAATACCCCAGTTCTTTTAGCTTGTCGATAATTGTCATTTTTTCACCTCATAACGGGAAAATGCCGTATCATAACGGTGTTTGCAAAATACCGAATATCATCCATAGCATGGTCATCTTCCTTGATGACTTTATCCACCGTTGCATCTTCGTCCCAGCGATATAGACCGAACTCCCGAATCGCATCTTTGCATCTTCTATGTATTTTCATTCGCCCGTCCTTGAGATAGACGGCTGTTCTTCGGATACCATCCAATACATCATTGTTCGCTTTTGCTACATGGAATTCGCCGTGCCGGAACACAGTGGTGATAAAGGAAGCCGCAGAGGGATCAATGATAACATAGTTTACATTGTATCCTTCTGCCAGCTTCCTAATTTCCTGATAATATTCTTCGTCCGTTTTCTGTAAATTTGTGCTCCGTCCGCTGTAATAATATTCATTGACGCGAACAGCTCCTTGCTTTGTTACGCACCATAATCCTGCGGAAAACGGATTCAGAGTCCCATAGTCTACAGATATGTAATAACGGCCAGGGGGAGGATCTTCATCCGTGATGCAGCTTTCTCCAAAGTGGGGATATACAAGTCCTTCGGCCACTACCCACAAGCCCCGGATAAACCGATCATAGAAAATGCCTGTATATATGGATTCATATCTCTGTAGAGTCTTTTCTGACAATCCCGGATTGTCCCGCATAGTGAAGTGCAAATACAGTGCGTTGCGTTCCTTGCACTTCTTAATCCATTCGGCATAAAACCAGTGCTGAGGGCTGTCTGGGTTGCAGGAAAACCACAGTTTAGCGCCATCCACACTGCACCGGGCCAGCGCTTGCTCTACAAAGGATCGGGGCATCAGTGCTACCTCATCCAACAGCACACCAGCCAGCGTCCGGCCCTGGATGAGTGCCGCACTGCTTTCATCCTTTCCGCCGAATACTTCAAACCAGTTTGTCGCAGAACCCCGGTGGATTTCTAATATTTTCTCAGATCTTTTCCATCGGATCGTGTATTTCTCCTTCGTCAACGACATAGCCGTGAACGGAACGATAATATTTTTGCTTGCGCTGTCTACTGTCTTTCCGCAAATACCGAACCGCTGACCGGAAAACTCACGCATGGCCCAGTCCACAAATGCCCACATCATGATGGAAGTCTTGCCGGAACGTACAGCTCCGTCGCAAATCAAGGCGTCGTATTTGGAATAGGGGAAAGCAAGAATTTTCCTTTGCTGTGGGCTAATCATCGCTCTCTAACCCCTCCGCAAGCTCTCTTAGGCTTTGGCTCAGGCTGTCCTCTTTTGCGGTGCTGCCTGGTCCGCCACTGACTGATGTCCACTTGTCGATCAATGTTCCCAGTGCTGTGGTAATCTGAGCTGGAGTAGCTTCTGCCAGCTTATCCTGGCTATTTAATGCGGACAGTCCCTTCTCGATAATCTCACAAACAATTCTTCGCCGGCTCTCCATGTAAGCAAGGATGTCGGCAGTATTTTCGTCCTTTTTTTGTTCTAACTTTTTCTCAATTCCTTCCGTTTCTCCCAAAATGGCCTTTACCGTCCCCCATGAAACGCGATTTTTCTTTGCTGTGGCGTTTACAGACTGCAATTCCAGATAATCGGCCACTATTTTCTTTTTTTGTTTATCTGTAAGCCTTGCTGCCATCAGGGGCCACCCCTCTGTCGTTCTCTCAAATGCTCCGCCGCCGTCTTCAGTTCCAGGATTTCCTGCTCCAGCAGAGCCACCCGTGTGGAATAGGTGTCGTCCCGGTGAATGGTTTTGTCCTGCCGGATCTCCTGGAGACGTTCTTCTAATAGCTTAGACTGTTTGGTATACGATTCTATGATAGCGTCATACAACACTGGTTTCACCGCCTTACAGTATAGAAAAAGCACCCATCTCGGAAAAGATGGATGCTTTTATGTCCCCGCCAAACTCCCGGCAGGGAAGGGAGGAGGGTGTTGAATGCCTCTTGTACTCATTTCCTATGGTATCAATATATACTGTTTTTTTGGCTCTGGGGTATCACTTTCTATTTTAGCAATCCGAAATTTATTGCAACAGATCGTATGAAGGTTCCGTTCCATCTTTTAGCCGTAGCCTCAGCCATCCCGATTGCCAGCCCTGCTCCTAAGACGGTATGGCTCCTTTTAAAGTACACCATATCCACAAGTTTTAAGGCGATTCTACCTTCTTCCGTTTCCGAAAATTCCTCAATAGCCTCCCGTACTGCCATCAGTTCTTTCCGGTTGATCTCCGGAAGTTCCCGTATAGCAGCCGATCCGGTAGGATCCGAAACGGCGTTTACAGGCTTTGGAAGGCCGGATAAAACAGGGGATAGGCTTGTACTATGTAATTCTTTTTCTCTCTCCACAAGGCCGGGATACCGCCGTATCATACCCTTGACATAGGACCACCAGTCATATCGCGGACTGCTCATGCAATTCCTCCTTCATACAGCTGGGCATATGGCATTTCCCGTCTGTGTCTTTCCATTCGCACCATTTCTTTCGGCAGACAGGACGGGAAGGGCCGTCGTAATGCCATCTGGCGGAAACGGGGGATGGTTTCGAAATTCTCTGACTTTTCGGCACCGCTATTTTATGTATATTCCGGTGGCGAATCTCAGCGGCAGAGCGCATTACTTCTTCCGGAGGCTCGATCCCAAACGCGGCCCCAATTTTCCGCAGAGTGTTTGGGTAGGGATCCTGTTCTTCCTGGAACCAGCGATCCAGAGAAGTAAAATGCAAGCCGGCAATTTCCGCAAACTGTTTCCGGGAAAGCCCCGTGCTGTTATACAGATCATAAATCCACTTTGTCCCCGGGTTCATGTTTCGTCCCCCTTTAGCGGCCTGCCGCAGTAAGGGCAGAAATAGATTGTTGCAGAGCTTTCTTCACCGAATATATTGTAACCGTAGAGTTCATACCATCCATGTTCTTTCCGTATATCAAAATATCCAAATTCCGCCCCGTTTTTACAATACTCGCATCCCTTCTCCCGGTTCATGCGTTCCAGCAGGGCTTCCATGCCCATTCGACAAGCCTCAATTACTGGATCTATGGAAGTATAGTGTTCCCGGTGTTCCGGGTTAAGAATCTCACTAGCTCGTTCAACCGTCATTTTCATCCTCCTTCCATTTATCTGCGGCCATAGACAGCGCCCATCTGTAGGCGTTTACTTTGATTTTTAATGATTTCCGCTCTGCTTCTGTTCTTGCCCGTTCCAGATTGCGGGAAGCCCGAAAAAGCTGCTTTTTGTAATAGTCCAGTATTTCTTTCTTCATTTCTGCTAATTTTTCCACTTTAGGATCATATGCAAAGTTTTTCATACTCCATTGCTGTATCTCTTGCCCAAACGGATAGTCAACTACTACATCCTGCCCAATCAAAGCAATAAATTCATCTCGAGTCATCATTCAACGCCTCCAATCTCTCAATCGCCATCTGCACAGCATCGTCCGTCATGGGAGCCATACAAAACGGGCAAAATCTGTATTTTTCCTTGTCGTAGGAGTGGATTTCGAACGATTGTCCACATCCTGAACAGTAATAATACGGGAATTTATCGGTTTGAATTTCCCACCGCCTCTTGTCCCGTTCCACCCTCTCCCGGCTGACGGGGCGGAGGGCGGAGAGGGCGGCGTCCAAAGCATCAATTCGTCTTTCGGTATTCTTGATGCCATCTGCTATTTGATATGGCGCCCAAAATGTGGTTGGGTTGTCTCTCATGATTTCGTTCTGCCGCTTACTCTCTTCCAATACGGCAATCGCTTCTTCCCGCGTCTTCATGGCTGTACCTCCTCAATTGGAACTTAATAGTCTCGCCGCGCATAATTTTGTCTGAATCAGCGACAGCAACACCCAATTGCTTATCTTCCTCAGGCCCAAATACAAAATTGAGAAATGCGGCACGAGTAGTATCCGGTACGTCAAATGTAATTATCATTCCAATTCCTCCAATGCCTTCAATTCACTTTCGCTCAGAATAGGCGCGCGGGTGTTCCACATTCTTTGTACCGTGCTTCTCTGCTGTGCATGTCCTGGGTCAATACTTGCCATACAGCTTGTACACACAACCCTCCACCTGTATCCGGCAGTATGCAAATATCTTTCGTATGCCACGTCGCTACTTCCGCAAAACGGGCAACTATCGAGGGACATATCCCCGCTTGCTGTGAAATAGCCCGTCTCCGTCAGGCGCTTCGCCGCCTCTTTGTCGCCCAGCAGGGCGGCGCGAATATCATTGTTCATTTCGGTCCCTCCTTAAAACCACCTATAATTCAGCTCGTCCTCTAACATGCTCCACCTAAACACCCGATCATAGGCGTATATCAATCCCTCGTCCTCCGCTTGGAATCGCCGTTCAAAGTCGTGGACGGTATGGCCGTCTGCGTGGAACGTCACCGGGCTGTCGATGTCCCATTTGAGCATCAGTTCCCATAGCTCCGGGTAGTTCTTCCGCAGGAGCCGCAACTGCCCCACGCTCTGGTTGTGGCAGAACCAGCAGCCGCCCCGGGCTGCGGTGGTGTAGATGGGGGAGAGCAGGCCATTGTCCTCGCACCAGCGGCGGCAATCGTTCTCTGTCCAGCCCAGTTCTACCAGCGGGGAGCGCTTGGTATCGGACAGGTTGTGAAACCGGTTGGGCTCGTCGGAAGCAATTCCAATATACTGGATAGATTTCTTTGACTGGGATTTTTTGAGTGCAGATATTTTTAGCATTGAGTTGCACCAATTCCTCTTAATCCCGGCGAACCCCATAATTTTCCCTCGAAACCGTTCGTTTTTGCTTTTGGATTGTATCTGGTAAAATGTACTTTCATAAGTACGTTTCCTTTCATTTCGCGTAGCGAAAATATGCTCCACCTCGATACCCCACCGCTCCCGGATGATCCTGTCGGCGTGGGCTTTGAACTCCACCATGGGCGGGAGATCAGCGGGAATGGTGTCGGTAGCCCAAACCTCTGCATGGACGATCCGGTCAAGAGGCCAGCCAAGCTGTTCTATTGCTCCGAGACATGCCAGGCTATCCTTACCGTAGGAGAGGGATAAGATGTGTACCATAGTTATGCCTCCGCGATCTGCTCAGGCCGCACAGATGTAAGGTATCCATTCGTGCGGGCGAATGGGTCTCCCAGAATCCCGCGCTCAGGGCGGCGCCGGACGGTAACGAAATATCCATCAGGATGTATGTACTCCACTTTCGCCGGGAACACTTCCGGCCCTATATCCGGCAGAAGTACTCCCACCGTTGCGCCTATGCGGATATCTTCCGGGGGAATATGCATCTGCATTTGAGCTTTCTTGACCCGCTCGTCCAGTACATATTTTGACACTCCGTACCGGTTGGCAATAGCTACTCTGCTTTCTCCGTTTCGGATCATCTCCAGCAGATTTTTGTCCGTCAGGTTTTTCCATGATTTTTTGCGCATTCCAATTCCTCCTCAAACGGTATTCCCAGTTCCCGGATTACCACCCGGTCTATGTGTTCCCAGAAAATTTCATCCGTGTCGTGTCGGCGGACAGGGAAGAGAGCCTATCTAGTACAGCAGCCAATCTTCCAGCCCCAAATCCGTGCAGCTCATGCAGGACTACGCACAGGAGCTTATACACCCTTCGGATACGCTGCTGTTCCTGCCTGTCCAATTCCTTACGAATTTCTTCTCGGATCATGGCCTTCTGTTTTGTCGGAATCGGCGTTCTAGCTTTCATGGCAATTCCTCCATCTCGATCTCTACCCTGGGATTTTTCCGGTCTACTGCGAATTCGTCCGTAAATCCTGTGATATACCGGCGGCTGTCATCTATGAGGATCCCCGCCTTCACAAATGCGTCCTGGATGAATTTTTTGGCAAAGGCTATGTTGTCGCAGTCCCGCCGCATGTCTTTTTCTACCCACAGGTAATGCATCCGGACTGGATTTTTGAAATGGGCCTTTGGGTGTTGCGCCCGGCAGACCTGCGCAATCGCATGCTGGACTTGTTTTTTCATGGCGGAGGCCGCGTACCGGTTACTCCGTTCTGCCTCTATGTACTCATTCAATCCGGGAAGAGGACCTTTTATCACAAATTTCATAGTCCCAGCCTTTCTGCGGCGTACTGAATTTTCTCCTGATACTCCACCCAGTCCAACTCTTGTTCCAGCAGTACTCTTTTTACCGCTTCGTAAGCTTGCCATTTCCCCGGTACAGACTGGATTATTTTCTCAATTTCATCCATATTTTGTTTCTACCTCCCGGAATGTGTGATACTGCGGCTGCCAGCGGAATTGGAACTTTCCGGGCCTTCCATGCCGGTTTTTCAGAAGGTAGACGTCTGCATCTGCCCAGGCGTCCCCGGAAAGAGTCTTTTCGGAAATATCCTCCACCTGCACTGCCAGTACATAGTCCGCGTCCTGTTCAATGTCGCCGCTTTCCCGTATGTCGGAAAGGTTTGGCTTTTTTTCTTTTCTGTCTTCGATCTGCCGGTTCAGCTGGCAAAGCTCCACAATGGGCGTTTTCATTTCCAGGGCCAGCTGCTTCAGCCCGTTGGAAACCATTCCCAATGCGCGGTAGGAATCTTTGGCCGCCGGGCGTTCCATGAGTCCTATGTGATCGATGAACACCACGTCGGGGCGGTACAGCTCCATATTCCGCCGGATCCCGGAAAGTGAAATCCTGGCCTCCTCCACAAAATGAATCCTCGCCTTTTCCTGGAATCTCCGGAGAAGCGATTCCAGCTCCTCGATTTCCTCCGGCGATAAAAGCCGGTCCCGGATCCGTATGCCGTCCGTCTGGGTGAGAAAAGAAGCCACCCGCTGCATCAGCTGATGCGCGGGCATCTCCATGGTGAAATACTGCACCCGCGCCCCCTGTTTGGCGGCCCGAACCGCCAGATTGACGGCAAAATCCGTTTTCCCGCCCCCGGCCCGGGCGCACAGCACTGTAATAGACCCGGGGAGGAATCCGCCCATGGCATGATCCAGGCACCGGATCCCGCAGTGTACGTTTTCTGCCTCTTTGGGGCTTTTCATCCACTCAATAAACCGTTCCAATGCCTGTGAAAAAGAAATCCCGCTTTCTTTTTTTGCCCTGAGCAAAAGCTCCTGTTCCCGGATCAGTTCCTTCAGAGCCTCCAGAGAGTCCTCCGGCGTACGGCTGCATGCTTCCATGGCGATCCGATTCAGTCCCTCTCCAATCGTGCGTTTCTGCCAGTCATCCCGGACGATCTGTATGTACTCCATGCCATGCCGCAGGGTAGGAACCTGGTCCGCCAGCCTGAGCAGCGTGTCCTTTTCTTCCGGAAGCAGGCCGACCAGGGTCACTCCATCCACGTTCTTTCCCTGCCAGTAGGCGGTTACGGCGGCGGCGAATATCTTTCGGGCCTTTGGATGAGAAAACATTTCTTCCGTCAGCCCATCTATGGCTTCCCTGCAGAATGCATCGTCCAGCATCATGCATCCCAGCACGGATTTTTCTGCCTCTACACTCATGGCACCAGATCCTCCCATCCGGCCTCTCCCGCCCGGAAACGCTCCATGGCTTCTTCATGCTGCCGTTTAGCCTCTATCAAATCGGGCGGAAGTTCCCGCGGGATCTCCTGGGGTTTTTCTTTCCCGGTCAGGCGGTCCCAGATAATCCCACGCCATCCGTTGGACATACTTTCTTCGATCAGGCCCACAATATCCTCCTCACTGTATACGGCGCACTTCTTTTCCGCCGTGGACAGGAAGCTCATCAGCCCCGTGGGTTTGTAGGATTCCCGGCGCTCTTTCTTGTACTGGAACCATTTGCGCAGTTCCGCTTTTATGGGTTCCGGTATATTCCTTCCTTCCAGAGCCTCTTCCGGGGTTCCTCCCCCTTGGGGGGATTTAGGGGGGATACTCTTTATTTCCTTTTCCTTTTCCTTTTCTTTTTCCTTCTCCTTTTCCTTGGTATCTTTCGTATCACTTCGTATACGGTCGTATTCGTTCGTATTCCATCGTATGCTTATATTTTGTTTGTTTTTCTTGCAGCGCTTCTCATATTCTTCGGCATCTCTGTCTATTTGGGATTTGATTGCAGGCCAAACAAAGCGCTCATTTCCGCGCAGTTCTGGCACTGTCCCTGTCTTCCCATACAATAGGCAAGCCCGGAACAACCGCCCGCACTCCGCGTCACTGAGTTCTGCCAAGTAGTCCAAATAGCTATAATATGCCGTTATATATGCGAGAGCCATATTTCTCACATCCTTTCTGCGGCTTAATTAAAAGGTAAGTCATCCTCTGAGAGCGAAATTTCTTCGTACTCTGTACTGGGAACATTGGAAACTGCCGGTTCTGTTTTCTTTTTCCCTTCTGCAAAATAGACATTTTCCGCTAGAATCTCCACGGCCTTCCGATTATGGCCGTCCCGGTCTGTGTATGTTCGGGTCTGAAGAGATCCTTGTACGGCGATCAGCTGCCCTTTGCGGAAGTATTTGCATACAAAATCCGCTGTGTTTCTCCAGGCCACTACGTCAATAAAATCCGTCTGTCGCTGTTCCCCTTGTTTTACATAGGACCGGTCTGCCGCCAGCGTGAAACTGGTGACGGATACTCCGGAATTGGTTGTCCGAAGCTCCGGATCCCCACAGATTCTGCCCATCAGGCATATTACATTCAGCATATTTCAATCCTCCAAATACGATTTTCCAAATTCCCGGATGAATTTTTCCTTACTCCATCCGTAGGTGCTTCTTGCGCTCATTTCGCCTAATTGCTTCAGCATAAAAGAGGCTTTGCCGTTTGCATGCACAATTTCATGGCAGACAGGGCAGAGGCAAACCCATAATCCCAGCCTCTTGCTCTTTTCTCGTCTGCCGGATCCTCCGAACACTTCATGCCTGGCCAAATCGCCCTGGCGTCCGCACCAGCAGCATCCATCCACCGCTGGGACAATACTGGGAGCATATCCGTTTTTATCCAGCGCGGTCCTGTACTCATTTTTCATGTTTCCAATCCTTTTTCAGTGCTTCCAGTTTTTCCGGCGGAAGCGTCTCTACTCCCACGGCCTTGCAGTCCTCCACAATGCAGTCAATCAGCCGGGCCATCTGCCGGGTGTTGTACACACTGCTGCCGTAATAAGCCCGGATCACAGCGTTGTTTCCGTCCTGCTGGTAGTCCAGCCGTTCCGTCATCCACGCAGTACCCTGCCGTTCCCATAGGCGGCAGAAGGGCTGTACTTCATTTTCCTTCAGGTGGAAATCCCGGAAGATTCCCACTTCCTGTATTGCCCGCCGGTAGACTTCTTCTTTAGTGCTTCGTATGGCCTGGGCCAGTTCGTCCATGAGTTTCCAGGCATAAGCGTTGGCGTCCAGACTGCGTTTTTGCCGGTACTCCTTAATCTCTGCCGTGTAAGGTTTTCCGTTCATTTCCAGTACAAGCTGCCGCGCCATAGGGAGATTGTCCACCCGCAGGCAGAGCTCTCCGTCTGGGGATACACGGGCCTGTGAAAATGCAAATGTCTTCATGCTTTCATTCCCTCGATGGTTTCTTTTGGAGAGCCACCAGAATAAACTTGCATTGTTCCTCTGTGATGGTGGCTAAATTGGCGGGAGGCATGTCCGGAAATTTCTTTCCCAAGTACTGCATCATTCCTTCACATTCCAGCCCGTCCGGTTCAGCTCCTTCAGAATTTCCTCCTGCCTGTCGGCTTCAATATATTTAGGGATCGGCTTGAAATCCACTTTCGGCAAAGAAATCTCGGTTTCCGGGAAACAGTTCCCGAATGTGAATACAGAGCGGTGCAGGCTCAGGTTATCTATGGCCAGGGCCGTGATCCGGCCCTCCTCCACCGCCAGGTACTGTACGCGGAACCGGCCTTCCGGCTTGCCCTGCCGGTTGATTCTGTAGTTTTCCTTTCCGTCCTTTCCCTGGGCCGGAACCCAGATGAACGGGGCCGTATACAGTTCCCGGCCAATCCCCCAGTTGAAACAGGCACGCTTGAAGCTGTCCGATGCCAGCCCCTTTTCCGCCTCTGTGCGGCTTTCCGTACCGGTATCTTCTTTGGAAATCCACTGACCTTTTTCCGCATCCCAGATACTCACCGAACAGTTGGCATTGTCCCGGCTGTGGCTTCGCTGCCAGTTCATAGCTCCAACCGTTTCATCCAGTATGTTCATGTCGCACCGGGCATCTTTGTACAAAAGAAGGGAAATCCCTTTTTCTGTCGCTGTGGAGATCCGGCATTCCACTTCATCCGCTCTCAGATTCCGAAAATGCATCCTCATATGCCTCCTTATCCCAAAGTTCAAACATCCATTCCAGCAAGGATTCCATGTTTTCTTCATAATCCGGTGCGTGTTCGTTTACCACTTCCAGCCCTACTTGCGCCAGCGCGTATTCCTGCCGGTCGTATTCATCCACGATGGTTTTCCCGTCCGGGCTTACGTAAAAGTACTTGCTGTCTTCATACGGACGTGCTATACTAGATTTACAGATCTTTTCTTTGCCGCTCTCGGTGTTGGTAGCGCCGGGGGCGGTTTTTTCTGTGTACAGATTCACGCCGCATCCTCCTTTGCCTGCTTCTTCCGGGCTTCTATAGCTCTTTGCTTCCTGATTGCCGCAAGCTGCTTGTCCAGCCGCTTTTTTCTTCGCCGTTCCCGGCTTTCCGTCCATGCTTCAAACAATACCGCTGGGCCTATTATCAACACCACAAAGCCTAGTCCGCCTATTAGCGGCAGTAGGTTCTCCATCTGCTTTTTCACTCCTTTCAGATCCGTCCGGCCGCCTCTTTCTTCCTTCCGGCCAAAACCTTTGTCTTTGGTTTTCCGCTGGTAAAGCCTTTGTGCTTTGCCTCATACTCCAAAAGGCCTTCCAGCGTAACCACCTTTTTTCTTTTTGTTATCTCGATCACTTCGCCAAACTGGCCCTCGTTCATCTTATTCCGGGCAACATCCTTATGTATCCCGTACAATTCGGCTATGTCCTCCGGTGTGAAACGGGTCTTTTTATACAGCAGCACCGGTACGAACTCCATAACCTTTTTTTCCACCAGTTCTTCCAGTGCCGTGTTCAAATCTACAGCCATTTCTTTCACCACGCTTCCTTCTGCTTTTTCACCCAGCCCCTCAGATTAAGAAATTAGATCCTCTATGCGGCATTTCAGGGCCGCGGCGATTTCAACACTCAACGGCAGAGAAGGAGCTTTTGTTCCCCGTTCAATCTGGCAGATCATGGACTGGTCTACGTTTACCTTTTCGGCCAGCTCCTTCTGCGTCATATCCAACGCAAGGCGTTTTTCCCGGATGTTCATCCCTACGCTCACTTCTTCCACCTCCTGATAATTACGGCAATTAAAACAAGATCCACAATGATAACCGCCGCGTTTACGATGATTTCCAACATGTGATTTTCTCCTTTCCATTGGGTTTCTATTGACATCAACGAGCAAAAAGGCTATCCTTTAAGAGGTTTGGGGCTTTCGCCCCGCCCCTCTACTCAAGCAGCTTGCCGATCAATGTGACCAGCGCTGTTATGAGTTGGATGATAACGGTAACGAGGATTATGTACTTGGTCGTGCGGTCTTCGTTGCCGTTTTTCTTTTTCCTGCTCATTGTTTTGTCCTCCTTTTTGTGGTATTCTGTAGTCAACTGATTGACTATGGTTATATTATATCTCGATTGAGATATAAAGTCAATGGGATTATATCTTTTTTGAGATATTCGGAGGGTTGCACAATGTTCACTGATAGATTTGTACAAACCATACAAACCAAACAATTGACCGCTTATAAAGTGGCAAAAGAAACAGGGATATCTCAGGGGTTAATGAACGAGTATAAGAATGGTATAAAATTACCAACATTACAAAATCTTTTAAAAATCGCTAACTATCTGGAATGCTCCGTAGACTATCTGCTGGGCCGGACAAACTATCCAAATCTTGTCCGAGCAGATGAAAAGGGAAATTTGATCGTAATAGAAGCAATGGCTCCCCGCGCGCCCGAAGAAAAAAATTAAAAATCATAACAGTGGATCATTATGAAGATTGTCAACAGGCAATCTTCATAAAATCTGTTTAACGTAGTTATAAC